GTTGGTTAATATGTTATATAGGATAATAGCATTTTCTGTTTCTTCAGTAAAATATCTTTTACCCATATTTTTAGAATTTTTTTAACTGGAAGTTATTTAGAATGTTTTGAATCTTCTGTAGATTAGTAAAGAAGAATCCAACTTCATCATCTGATTTAAATACTCCTCTTTCATCCAGTTTTTTTAGTTTAGTGTCTGAAATTTCAATGGCTCGAGACAACTGGTCTAGATAATTTAAATATCCAACCATTATATCTTCTTGCCGTTCATTTTTACGTAATAAATTATATGTGGAAAACCCCAGTATAATAGATAGTAATCCAAAGAAAATAGTTAATGTAGTAAATAGTGTTATCATAGGTCATCTAACATATTCTTCAAACTATTACTCTTAATAGAACCTAAAGCCTTAGTTTGTTTTGACTGTGAAGTTTGTTTAGGAGTAGTTGTCATTTTAAAGTTTGTCTTTTTAGATTCTTCTTTAGGCTGGTTTTTTAATTTAGGTAACCATTCACGTTCAAACTCAATTCGAGCAGCCATTAAATCAGCTTGATGTAAAATAAATGGAAGTGCAGTACGTGGTTTTTGTTCTGGCATAAATGTGTGAAGATATTTCTTGTTAGCTTCATCATATAAACCATCATGGGTTTGAATGGCTAACATTTCATTAAATGAATATCTAATACCATGAGCCTGGAGTAAATATAAACCACGATCTGGAACGGAGGCAAAAGGTACTTTAGAGTTAAACATGTAATCTTCTCCTAGTTTTTCCTTTCTCCAGTTATCAGTCTGAGGAATATAAGCTTCATTATCCTCGTCTCCCATTTTTCCTAAGTCATGGTTAATGGCTGAAAATATAAGTTCCTCTAAAGTAAATGTAGTAACATCAGCACCCATTTCTTTCCATAAATCATATAACTTTAAACTACATTCAACTACTCGATTAACGTGTTCAATATACCCTCCTGGAAATGCGTTATGGTATTCTTTCTTATGAGCCGCAGGCATTAGGATTAATCGGTCCTGATATTGGTTATAGAAATCAAGTAGTGCTTGTTTCCTATCTCCGTCTCCAATCCAGGTATCAATATTATCAGTAAACTGATCCCAGTTGTCTTTAATTTGTTCAGCAGTCAATTCCATATTTATCGGATTGGATTAATTTCATTAGAGCTCATTTCTTCTCGTTCAATCATGGATTTAATCTCAGATACTAGATTTTCAACGTTACTGATTTCTATTTTATAGTTATCTGTTGATTCTCCTCGGTTCAGATAGAATTTCATTTTGTTCATCGAGCTATCGATTCGTTCTAGTTGTCTTAACATCAGTTCTCTGTTTCTCATATATTTTAGTTTTAATTAGTTACTTATTAACACCCGTAGTTATATGATACATAAAAAATTTCGGGAGGCCAAATATTTTAAGATTCTTTATGACCTTCTTTATATAACATAAAATTTAACGTGTAAATTAACGATCTATTATATGTATGGCGCAGTATGCGTTTTTATATAGTATGTGGTTATTACCACTGTTTATCGATATAATTTAACGGCATTGGTAGTCAGCTGCCTTAGTGGCTATTTGGTTATGTGGTTTAATATTTGCTTTATATCCTAAAGACTCAGCCCAACCTTTTACACCAGAAACTAGTTTTTGGCTAAAGTATTTCTTATCATCATTATAGTCAAAATCAAGCTCAACTTTTAAGCTTGGAATTTTAGTAGTTAGCCATTCTGCTGTTTCAATAGTAAGTTCAGCTTCTCTGAATAATTTAGTAAAGCGGTCTTTGATGCGAGGTACTTTTTCTCTATGATAGATATAATGAACACCTCTAGTGCCAAAACGATAAGCAATGGCAATAGCATAATAAGTGAATTCTCCTTTATTTTGAGAATCAGTACCAATATGGATTTCGATATGAGGAGTATCCTCAAGTATTTTGATAGTATGACTAACTACATCAACCCTATCTCCATCACATTTTCTAAATAATTTCATGATGTAAATATATAAAGACATATTGAAATAGCCAAGCGGAAGACACTGGGATCGAACCAGATACCCGTAGGTACACATTGCTTAGCAGGCAAGCCCTCTCGCCGTTGAGGATTATCTTCCATTAAAGTGTGTCTATTGGTATTCGAACCCAAACTTCAAGAATCACAATCTAGCGTGCTAAACCATTAACACTATAGACACCGCGGAGAGTGAGAGATTCGAACTCCCGGAGGTTTAACCCTCAATAGTTTTCAAGACTACCGCAATCGACCACTCTGCCAACTCTTCAAATTACAAACTTTTAGCAATACTCATAATAACCTCTTCTTGTTCTGAGGTTAGTTGTAGTCTTCCTTGTCTGATTTTATCAACAGCCTCAAACCATAGTTCATCAAGTATATTGGCTGGTTCCTGTTCATTTTCCTCTAACTGACTAGGTACATATCCTATATCATATAGTTCATCAATAATATCTTGTTTATCTCGATCAGATAAGTTCCATAGGATATCATCAAGCTCAATATTAATTGAAAAGTTTGACATAATTTAATTTTTAAAGGTTAGTTGTCCCCCAAGGATTCGAACCTCGATTAGATGGACCAAAACCATCTGTCCTGCCATTAGACGAGGGGACAAAAATATATCAGTGTTTTGACAGGTTTATAATTTATCCGTTAATTTGTTGTTTTGTGCCTTTTGGGCTAAATTTTGAGTCTAGTTTATCAACTCTTGAATCAATGTAGGATTGAAGATCATCTAGTCGCCTAGAAATCTCTTCTTTGTCTCTCCATAAACTGGAATGGAGATCATCAATTCTACGACCTGCATGTGATGAAGTGCTTTCCTCAATTCTATACATATCTAGTCTATTAGATTCGATACGAAATTCGGTGTCATGACACCATTTGTTTAGTTTTGATAACTTAACAATACCATATACAACTGATGCGGTTAATACTACAGCAACCACTGATAGCATTCCTAATGTGAAATAAAGTGTTTCCATAATTTTAATGTGTTAAATTGCCAAAACACTGATATATTAGAGCAGTAAACAGGACTCGAACCTGCAACCCTCGACTTGGAAGGACAATGCTCTACCAATTGAGCTATTACTGCTTATGTTGTGGACCGTATCGGAGTCGAACCGATGACCTCCTGCGTGCAAGGCAGGCGCTCTAGCCAGCTGAGCTAACAGCCCAAAATTAAGTCGAGGTGGCCAGGTTCGAACTGACAACCTCCTGGTCCCAAACCAGGCGCGCTACCAACTGCGCTACACCTCGTAGTAGTAGTAATAAGACTCGAACTTATAACCTCTTGCGTATCAGGCAAGTGCTCTAACCAATTGAGCTATACCACTATATTGAGCCCCCTGTAGGAGTCGAACCCACGACCTACTGAGTACAAATCAGTTGCTCTAAGCCAGCTGAGCTAAGAGGGCATTATATAAATAATTTAGCACGCCTGGATAGATTCGAACTACCGACCTTTGGTTTTGGAGACCACTGCTCTACCAACTGAGCTACAGACGCGTATAAAAAAGAGGTCCTGACTGGATTTGAACCAGTGTCAATGGTTTTGCAAACCACCACCTAACCACTCGGCCACAGGACCTAAAAGTGGGCCTTGCCGGGTTTGAACCAGCGACCCCCTGATTATGAGTCAGATGCTCTAACCAACTGAGCTAAAGGCCCTTATAGCGCTTCCTCCTGGGTTCGAACCAGGGACCTACTGATTAACAGTCAGTTGCTCTACCTACTGAGCTAAGGAGGCAAACGATAGAGCTTTGTGTGAAAACACAGCCACCTGCTCTATCTGGTGGGTGTCCTTTTTATGCCTTGCTGCAACCCACAGGACCATTCGTGAGACTTGCTTCCTCCAATGGTTGTTATCGTCCTAGTGCAAGTTCAGATAACTGCTGTACCGATGGTAGGACTCGAACCTACACGCATAAGCACCAGTTCCTAAAACTGGCGTGTCTACCATTTCACCACATCGGCATAATGCGTGATGTGGGCTTTTACCATCTTTACTGCACCGTATCACGCATCTGGCGGTGCAAGGCTTTCTGTTTGATCAGAACTTGTG